TTACCTCGGGCAACTCCACCGGGGTGCCATGCGGGAGCACAGCGCCTAGTTCGGCCAGGCCGGGATTGAGGAGATAGGTACGTTCGACCAGGCCTGCTGTGCTGCCCAGGTGGCGCCAGCACAGCAGGTCGACGGTGTCGCCTTGCATGGCGTGCACGCGCATCAGATGAGTTCCACCGTGCTGCGCGGAAGGTTCTGCAGATCGCGCACGGCCCAGCGTTGGTCGCGGCGTAGCTCGGTGATGCTGGGTGACAAGTCATCGGCGCGCTGGTTGGCGCTGTCGGTCGCGTCGAAGCTGCGGTAACGCTCTGCTACTTCCACGGCGGTCGCACACGCCACCGCACGCAGGTACAGCTGCACGCGGCGGGAGACACCATCGACGGTGGTGCTGGGCACATCGGCGAGCGCTGCGTAGCCGGCGGCTTGCTGCGCGTCTGCCCAGGCCTGCAGCTCATCGTTGACGGCCAGCATGGCGGCCACAATCGCCTGGCGCAGGCGCGCATCGGTGACGGTGCCATCCAGGCGCATGCTTGCCCGCACACTGGCCGGTGCGATCGCCGGCCAGAACGGTGCGTTGGCGATCGCATCGGGCGTGGCGCTGATGGTGCCGGTGGCAGTGAATCCGCTCATGGATGGCTCGAAGAGATCGCCGGTGGTCGGGGCGTCACCGCAGCGATGCAGTGCTGTGGATCGGCCCCGAGCCGACGAGGGTTGCGGGGACGCTCGGTTATGCGCTGGTGCCCGCAGGCTCAGCGCTGAACTTCTTCAAGAAGCGCTCGGCGCGCTCCAGATCTTTCTTGCCGCCACAGCTGCCGTGCAGGGCGATGGCGCGCTGCAGGTCGGCCACAGCGGCAGCGGCGATCGGCTGCGCCTGGTCGGCAGGCATCTCATCGGTGATGCCCGCCAGCGATGCGCGGGCCAGCGCCAGGTGCAGCTTGGCGCGCACCTCATCGGGCATGTCCTGCTCGGCGGTCAGCGTGGCGGTGTCGGCCAGGACGGCCGCATCGAACGGCTGGCCGGTCTTCTGCGCCGACAACGCCGCCTCGGCGACTTCCTCGGCCAGTACGCAGCCCACGGTGCGGGAGAAGCGGTCGGGCATCTGCAGGCCGTGCTTGAGCACATAGGCGCCCAGCTCCAGCGCGCCGGCATAGTCGCCGGCATCAATGCGCCAGACCATGCACGTCATGACGATCTCGTCCTGCGCGCCCTGGCCGCCGGCCAGCACGCCGGCCAGATATGGCACGTAGGCCGGCAGCAGCTGCACTTTGAGCGCCGCCTTGCCCTGGGTGGACTGGATCTGCTTCAGCCGCAGGCGATCGCTCTGCAGCTGCGCCATATGCTGCTCATAGGCCGTTGCACCGGCCATGAGCTGGTGCGGGGCACGCTGTGCTGCTTCCAACTCGGCGAGCACGCGGCTGTGGTGACGCTTGGCGGGACTGTCGGCCACGGATTAGGCCTCCATCTCGATGTGCTCGACGACGCAGCCCAGGCCGTAGTCTTCGACCACGTAAGCATCGTTGGAGGACTCGTAGTTCTCGATGCGATCGCGGGCGGGCACTTCCTGGATGTAACGGCGGCGGCCGCCGGTCTGGTAGTAGATCGACAGGTTCGCCAGCGAGGTGACCATCAACGCGCCGTCCGGCAGGTACGGCACCTCGGCCACCTGCAGGCCGCCGACGCGGCGCTGGCTCAAAATCAGGTCGGTGGCGATCTTCTCGCTGGCCGGCTGGTCCTTGTTGACCATCGGGAAATACTTGTCGTGCATCAGGTCGCGGCCCAGCACCACGACCAGGCTCGGATCCTTACGGTGCCACGGGTCCAGCAGGTTGCTCACCACATCGAACACCAACGCATCGAGGTTGCCGTAGTCGGCTCCGGCGCCGCCGATAACGACCTTGCCGGCAGCCTTGCCGCTCGCCAGCACGCGCTGTGCGGCGTTGGTGCGGTATTGCTGCAGCCAACCGATGTTGACGTCTTCCAACAGCGGGAACGTAGCGCGGTCGGTGTCGGCGGCGGCGTGCGTGCCATTGAAGCCGATCTGCAGACGGTCCAGCGCCTGACGCTTGACGATGGCATCGCGCAGGCGCGCCTGGAAGTCCGGGAACTTTGCCCAGGTATCGAGCAACGCATACGGGATGGCGGTGTCGAAGTCGGTCTTCTTGGCGAGGTACTCGTTCTTGTCGAGCGCGGCCACGTTGCGTGGGGTGCGGGTCTTGCCGCCACCGGTATCGGTGCGGCTGGCAATGCTGCCGGTGACGCCGATGCCCACCTTCTGGCCGGACAGTTCGTCCACCGGGATGATGTTGACCTTGGACAGGAATTCGCTCGATTCCTGCATGCGCGTTTCCAGCTTCTGCTGCACGGTTGGATCGACAGCGAAGGAATGGAAGGCGGAGGTGATGCCGTTGAGCTTGGCGATCTGCTCGGCGAACTGATTGAACTGCAGGCGGGTGGCGTTTTGCATGGTGGCTCCGAAGATGTGGCGCTGCGGCGTGTGTGTGGTGTGGGATCAGCAGTCGGTCAGTACGGACGCGCCGCCGCCGGTGACCACCGGGCGTGCGGGCTGTGCCGGATCGGGCTGCTGCGACAGCGAGGCGCGCAGCTGCGCCAGGTCGTTTGCCAGCTGTTCGTGCTGGGACTTCTGCTCGGCGTGTTCGGCCTGCAGGCGGCCGAAGCGCTCGTCCTGCCCGCGCACGTGCTCGGCGATCTGTTCGATGCCTTCGCCCAGGTCTGCGAACTGCTCGGCGGTGATGGCGCTGGCGTCTTCGCTCTTGAGCGCGGTGCGGATCCGGCTCAACAGGCTGGCGACCGGACCTTCGCTGACCTCGCTGAATTCCAGCACGGTTTCTTCGGCGACGGTGAACAGGTTGCCGGGCGATTGCTTGCGATCGGCCAGCGGGTTGGCGTCGGGGTGCTGGCCGGCGAAGCTGAGCATCGAGGTGCCCAGGCTGGCCGGTGAGTCGGTGACCGCCAGGCCGACCAGATATGCCTTGCCGGTATTGGCGAACTTCTCCTGCACCTCGATGCTGGTGTAGAGCTTCTGCTTGGACTTGTTGATGGTGATCAGGTCGGCAGTCGGCTCGATCTGGGCAAACAGTGCCAGACGCTTGCTGCCGTCGATCTCCACCTCTTCGGCCTTGACGGCGGTGACATCGCCATACGCGCGGAATGGCGAGTCCGGCAGCAGGCTGCGCATGTGCTCGATCCAGATGCGGGCGTTGTAGGTCTCACGGTTGTAGGTCGCGGCCATATCGTCGATCCAGCTGCGTTGAATCGTGCGGCCATCGGTAGTGGCGCCTTCGACGGCCACGCGGAACCAGTTGGAACGGAACTTCTTGGTCTTGCCCGACATGGGTGTCCTCTGCGCTGGATGCGTTTGCGATGACCCATGGTCAAACGCGACGCATAGCGCAGCAACGAAATCACCGTGTAAACAAGGTGATTACGCGTTGCTCAACTGTCGGGAATGAGAGGTGTGCTGCACCCTGATCGGCATGCAAAGCGTTGCCACCCAGCTCCCGATGGACACCCGCAGACAGGCCAAGTTCCTGTACTGGATGGGATGGCGCGTGACCGAAATTGCGCAGGCCATCGGCGAGAACGAGAAGACTGTACACAGCTGGAAGTCCCGTGACGAGTGGGATCGCGCAGACAACGTCGAGCGCATCGGCGGCGCGCTCGAAGCGCGCCTGGTCGTACTGATCATGAAGCCGGAAAAGTCCGGCGGTGACTTCAAAGAAGTTGATCTGCTGCATCGGCAGCTGGAGCGCCAGGCGCGCATCCAGCGCTACCAGGGCGGCGGCAACGAAGCCGACCTGAATCCGGCTGTGGCCAATCGCAACGCCGCGCCGAAGAAGAAGCCCAAGCGCAACGACTTCAGCGAGGAACAGATCGAACAGCTGACCACGGCGTTCGTCGACGGCTGCTTCGACTATCAGCGTGATTGGTACCGGGCCAGCAGCGAGCGCACCCGCATCATCCTCAAGTCACGCCAGATCGGCGCCACGTTCTACTTCGCCCGTGAGGCGTTGATCGATGCGCTCACCACTGGGCGCAATCAGATCTTTCTCAGTGCGTCCAAGGCGCAGGCGCATCTGTTCCGCGGCTACATGCAGCAGTTCGTGCGCGAGACGATCGACGAGACGCTCTCCGGCGGCGACAGCATCGTGTTCCCGAATGGCGCCGAGCTGTTCTTCCTCGGCACCAACGCACGCACCGCGCAGGGCTATCACGGCAATTTCTACTTCGACGAATTCTTCTGGACCTATGGGTTCAACGAGTTGAACAAGGTCGCCAGCGGCATGGCGATGCATAAGAAGTGGCGCAAGACTTACTTCAGCACGCCATCGAGCATGGCGCACGAGGCCTACACCTTCTGGACCGGCGAGCGCCGCAACAAGGGCAAGCCGGCCGCACAGCGCATCCAGATCGATGTCTCGCACGATGCGCTGGCCGGCGGTCGCCGCTGCCAGGACCGCGCGTGGCGACAGATCGTCAACATCCTCGACGCCCAGCGCCGTGGCTGCGACCTGTTCGACATCGACGAGCTGCGCGAGGAATACAGCCCGGACGCCTTCGCCAACCTGTTGATGTGCGAGTTCGTCGACGACGGCGCCAGCATCTTCCCGCTGGCGATGCTGCAGCCGTGCATGGTCGACAGCTGGGTCGAATGGGGGCAGGACTACAAACCGTTCGCCGCGCGCCCTTATGGCGATCGCGCGGTGTGGATCGGCTACGACCCGGCCGAGACCGGCGATACCGCCGGCCTGGTCGTGGTGGCGCCACCGCAGCTGCCGGGCGGCAAGTTCCGGTTGCTGGAGCGGATCCAGTTTCGGGGCATGGACTTCGCCAAGCAGGCCGCCGAAATCGAGTGCATCACGCGCCGCTACTGGGTGACCTACATCGGCATCGACACCACCGGCATGGGCAGCGGCGTGGCGCAGCTGGTGAAGCAGTTCTTCCCGAATCTGGTCACCTTCAGCTACTCCCCGGAGGTCAAGACGCGCCTGGTGCTCAAGGCCTTCGACGTCATTCACAACGAGCGGCTGGAGTTCGATGCCGGCTGGACCGATGTGGCGCAGTCGTTGATGGCCATCCGCAAGACGATGACGGCCAGCGGCCGGCAATCTACTTTCACCGCTGGCCGCTCGGAAGAAACCGGCCACGCGGATCTGGCGTGGGCACTGTTCCACGCGCTGCAGAACGAACCGCTGGAAGGGCGCACCGCGCGCAACTCTGGCTTCATGGAGATCTCTTGATGTCGACCGACCAGCTGCCCGCCACCGCGCCTGCAGCGCCAGCAGTGCCCGCACGCGCCGAGGCCTTCACCTTTGGCGACCCGACGCCGGTGCTCGACGGCCGCGGGGTGCTGGACTATCTGGAGTGCTGGCAGAACGGACGTTGGTACGAGCCGCCGGTGGCGCTGGATGGGCTGTCCAAGACCACGCGCAGCAATCCGTTTCTGCAGTCCGGCCTGATCTTCAAACGCAACATGCTGGCGCGTACCTTCAAGCCGCACCGGCTCCTGACCCGCGAGGCATTCGAGCAGCTGTCGCTGGACTGGATCACGCTGGGCAACGGCTACCTTGAGCGGCGCCGCAACCGCATGGGCGGCGCGCTGTCGCTTGCTGCGCCGTTGTCCAAGTACGTGCGGCGAGGCATCGCCGAGGGCGAGTACTTCCAGGTGCGCACCTGGCACGACGAGCATGTGTTCGAGCCGGGCAGTGTGTTTCAGCTGCGCGAAGCCGATGTCGATCAAGAACTCTACGGCCTGCCCGAGTGGATGCCGGCGATGCAGTCGGCGTTACTCAACGAATCGGCCACGCTTTTCCGGCGCAAGTACTACAACAACGGCTCGCACGCCGGCTTCATCTTGTACCTGACCGACCCGCAGCAGAGCCAGGAGGACGTCGACGCGCTGCGCACCGCCATGAAGGGCGCCAAGGGGCCGGGTAATTTCCGCAACCTGTTCCTGTACTCGCCAGGCGGCAACAAGGACGGCCTGAAGTTGATCCCGGTTAGCGAAGTGGCGGCCAAAGACGAGTTCAGCGGCATCAAGGGCATCACCCGCGACGACATGCTGGCCGCGCTACGCATCCCACCGCAGCTCATGGGCATCGTGCCGCAGAACGCCGGTGGCTTCGGGTCGATCCGCGAGGCCGCCGCTGTGTGGGCCGCCAACGAGCTGGAGCCGCTGCAAGCCCGCATGTTGAAGATCAACGACTGGGTGGGCGATGAGGTGATCTCGTTCACCCCGTACGCGCCGCCAGCGACCACGTAATCCTTTTCCAATGCAAGACCACGCAATGCTCAAGAACCTCCGTTGTGGCGAATGCGCCCGCCTGCTGTGCAAGGCCGGCGCCTTCGACGAAATCCAGATCAAGTGCCCGCGCTGCGGCACGCTCAACCACCTGAAGGCCGAGAGCCTCACCTCCGATCGCCGCGAGCGAATCCAAGAAGGCTCTCATCATGAAAAACCAGCTTCTGCAGGGCGACGCCCTGACCATCCTGCCCACGCTCGAAGCCAATTCGTTCGACGCGCTGATCACTGATCCGCCGTATGCGAGCGGCGGGCTGACCGCCGCTGCCCGGGCCCGGCCACCTTCGACCAAGTACTGCCGAGATGGCGGACATGCCGACTTCGTTGGCGACGAACGCGACCAACGCTCGCACCTGAAGTGGATGCACCTGTGGCTATCCGAGTGCGCGCGCGTGCTCAAGGACGGCGCGCCGGTGCTGCTGTTCACCGATTGGCGGCAGCTCCCGCTTACCACCGACGCGCTGCAGATCGCCGGCTTTACCTGGCGCGGCATCACCGTCTGGGATAAGACCGAAGGCGTGCGGCCGCAGTTGGGGCGCTTCCGGAACCAGGCCGAATACATTGTGTGGGGGAGCAAGGGCAACATGCCGCTGGATCGGCGGGCGCCTGTGCTGCCGGGTGTCATCCGTGAGTCGGTGCGCAAGGCCGACAAGCATCACCTGACCGGCAAGCCCACCGAATTGATGCGGCAACTGGTGCAGATCTGCGAGAGCGGCGGCCGTATTCTTGATCCCTTCGCTGGCAGTGGCACAACGTTGGTTTCAGCTGCGCAGGAGGGCTATGCGTGTACTGGCATAGAAATGGCTGAGCATTACTATAAGGTGGCACGTAACCGCATTTTTAGTTGACTCATGAAGGCGGGACGTATGTCCCGCCTTCGTTATTAAACGTCCAGTGGATTGGGTCAATTAGCTTAATCCTCTTGTTCAAGGTTTCGGGGGATTTTGAAACGTCTCGAACCAGCTGGTCATTCTAAACACGGCAAATATTGCGGAAACCATGCATGTTATCGAGTAGATAAATAACAAGTAGCCTATTGCGGAAAAAAACACTTTTATAACTTGCACCATATGAACTAGCTGTGCAGGCCATGGAAAGTAAAATTCTAGCGATTTGAACACAATCGCGATCAGTATGGCCGCAAGCTGCATTAGCATAAAATGAATGAAGGTTGCTGAAATTTCCAGGTAAACGGTCGGGCGCTTTGAATCTTGCTCGCGTTCGCTAAGTATTTTTTGAAATTCATGGTTTCCAAAACTAAGTAGCATTGCCAAGCCACCTAGGCTGAAACCCAATAAATTTGGAAGAATTGCAAGCGGCTGGTCCCACCACGCCTCATTGCTCCAGTAATGGCATGTGATTGCTACGAGTAAAAGGGCCAGGTGCAGGTAAGGTGACTTGCGCAGTGCGCTATATCCCCCGTATGCCTGCCAATACCTTTTAAAGATAGATCTAGTGCCCTTGTACATTGTCAAAGCTCGTTATGCATTTCGTGGGCTTTATAGATTATAGCGTCTCTTTCCGTCTGGGTCTCATCATTAAAGCGTGCGTATTCTCGTAATGGGTGGTCGGCAGTAGATAGCTCGACGCTTCTTCCCATGGAATCTTTGCCGCGCCCAACGACTTTTCCATTCGTCGATGCAATGCCGGCTAACGTTTTCGTGTCTGCATCAGGACTCAGTGACCCACTTGGGTCGGTCTGTAAAATAATTTCCATTTTATTTGCATTTTGTCTCGCAAGCCGGTCGAGCACTAGCTGTTCAGCCTCGTCAAGCTCATCAGCATTAGGCCTAACAATCGTCACGTCTAACTTTGTCAAGTTTTTTATACGAAAAATCGCCTTAACCGTATCTTTGTTAGGGACAACGGTCACCTCAATGCGGGGGAATTCGCTCATGCGCGGGTCAACTAATAGTGCTTCAATAAACGATTTGACTGTCTTAATGCCGATTGTTCTGTTCTTGCTGCGAGTCTGGACGTAAAGGCGATGTCCCTTTGGATAGAAGACATAAGCAAACCTAGCTAGGTTCGGTTTTAAGTGTTCAGGAATAACGATCTTTCTAACGTCGTTGTCAGAAGCCTCTTCCAACGAGTTTAGATCGAACCACGGCTCGGTTGGGTCGATGTTTGTGAATTGAAGTATTTCTCCTGTGATCCCTTCAATCGGTTTGCTGGGGTGAATAGGCTCCATCGACCCCAGTAGCGCTCCGGTAATCGTGCGAATAGTAATAATCTTTTGAAGGCTAAATAGGTGCGTCATTAGCGATACATATCCCTCCGGGGAATGAGGGGCATGCATGGCAATGTTCAGAACTGAAATCGGAACTACGCGAAGACGGCCCATCTTTGGTTCCTTTCGTTCAACAGTTCAACTATGACTCGTTGTGGAATTTTTAGGAAGTTGATAGCGATGGGCGGATCCATAGCGGCGGCTCAGACCTTGCGCGCGCAATCGTCGCCCCGCCACACCTGCGG